TCAATCATAGGGATGACACGGATTCTTTCAGCACCCTCAACTTTGGTCGAGAGTAGGTAATCAACAGTGTTCTGTGCGGAGTTGTCGCAGTCGAGGACTACAATGTCCTTGTCTGTGTGCTTGAGAGCGAGGTCGAGAGATAGACCGGTCTTAGCGGTGTTCTCCTTTCCTACCAAAGCCATGCGAATTGGTGCATGGTTGGCTCGCTTCTTGTCGAACAATTCACGGTAGTATTCAGCCCCGTAGGTAGCCCCCGCTTTCGCAGGGGCGTTGTCGGCTTTAGACTGTGCCCAAGCCATCAGTCCCACCCCTCAGCATCTCCAGTTGGAGATTCGCTTACGCCAATAGATTCAGCGCAATACCAACCGGTAGTTACCAAGCGTGCTTCGTCGTCACGGCTCATGTACGGTTGTCCAACAACCATGAGAGTAGAGCCAACGGTGAAGTCCACTAGAGACTCTTGAGAGGCAGGCACATAAATATCAGTAGTTCCGGCCATAGACATAATGTCAAGGTCGCCAACAGTAATGATGTATCCGCCGTTGTCCCGTGGGTCGATGTGAACCACTTCGACTACAACAGACACCAGTGCATCCCACTTCTCTTTGTCGCTAAGTCCACCGACATATGCTTCGATGTCTTGTAGACCGCCTTCGAGTCGCTTGACCCCATCGTATTGAATAGAGTCGGGAGCGTCACTGAATATAGATTGGAGTGAGTCATCAACAGTAAAGTTGGAGACTCCTGCCTTAGCGTAGGCAGTGTTACCATTACGAGCAGGGCGCATAGCGATAGTTCCTGCTACGAAAGTAGGTTGGTCTACTTCGGCTAGAGCACCAGTAAATCGCATCGAATACAGTTGAGTGTCTTTGTCTCCTTGCTTTCGACCCAAGAACATACAGTTGCGGTCTTTTTCGCTTAGTGGGCGAGGGTTGCCGTACTTGAAGTTCTTGTCACCGGACGGGAATGTAGGGCTTGCCTTGTCCCAAATCAAGTGAAAGTGTAGTCCGTTGCCTGCGTCGTAAGTATTCTTAGGCAACTCCGAAACATCAACAGTGCTGACATCGGGGTCGAATGCTTCGCCACGAGCCAAAGAACCGTTATACTTCTTGGTGTATGTGCCATCGTTGTTGTCTTCATAGACAGTTGCCAATCCGTCTTCGACCATAGCGTCAGCAATCGCTGAGTCGCCAATACTCTTAGCCGCTTTCTTGTATGCAAAGTCTGCCCAGTCTTTGTAGCGTGGGGCGCTGATGAACATTCCTTCAAAGAGAGTTGCACCGGAACGCTTGAGGCGCTCGCTTTCGCTCTTAATCTGTCGTCCTGCAATTCGTAGTGCGTTGATACTGCACTCTTCATCTGTCTTTCCTGCATCCATCCATGCGGCCCTGTTGGTGTCAAGCACTTCGCTCATTCGAGCGTTGAGTGCATCAACCGTACAGTTCACATTTTTGCTTATTCGTTCAATCATTTGTTGTATATCTACCATAGTAAAACCTCATCTATCCATCTATCTCCGCCACTATATAACCCTACCTACTCAGCCAATCTACGGCAAAAATCCCACATAACATAGTGGGCTTCTACGCCACTCAACAAGTCCCTTTGGGCCTGTGTAGCGGCATCGACCAAGAGCAATTTGCTTCGAGGTTTAGCGGGGGAGTTAATGCCGTAAGTAAATACAGCGTCTATGGTCTTTCGTAGATTAGTCGGTGTGCCTATGCACTTTACCGCTTCTTCTACCTGCTTCTCTTTGATACAAAGAGTGAGTATTCTAGCCGCATCAATCTCCGGTTCGGAGATGGACAGTAAGAATTGCTCTCGGCTTTCTTCGGGAATAGTATGATACGCTTGTAGGGCGTTGATTGCGTTTCGTAGGTCGCCTTTGTTGGCATCTATGATTTTGAAAATGTCATCGTTCTTTGTAAAGAATCCCTCTTTACCATCTACTTGATGTAGCCGAGCGAACATTTCACTATGTCCTATTGGCTTAAAGGTTCTTAGTTGGCATCGAGATTGAAGCCAAGGAGATAACTTAGTTAAGTCGTTACAGGTAAGAATAAAGTAACCTTGAGCACCTTCGATGACACCCTTAAGTGCCGACTGCGCCGCATCAGTAAGTTGGTCGGCTTCATCTAAAAAGTAAATGGTCTCCCACTGCCCAAGTCGAGTCATAGGGGCTAGTTCATCCTCAATGAATTGTATGCCCCGCTGTCGCTTGGATGAGGCATTGTACATATGAATAGTGTAACCTAATTGATTAGCCAGTATATGAGCGAGAGAGGTCTTGCCTGTTCCCGCTTCGGAAGAATAAAAAATGTAGTGTTGCATACCGCTACTGCCGGAGGCGATGCGTCGGAACTCACCAATCATGTGTTCTTGACCTACGAACTCATCGAGAGTAGAAGGTCGGTGCTTGGTTGCCCATACTTGTTTCATGCCTTACCATGTATCTACGCCACTATATAATCCCTATGCCCGACGAATACATGCTATGCAGTGTTTCTCATCGGTAGGGATTACTCTAGTCTTGGCGCATACAGGACACTGTGTTGCTTTCCTTCGCTCGCTAGGAGTCATCACCGAGATAGGACGAGTCAAAATTAAATCATCCTTTGTCTTGATTACTTCTCGGTCAATATCAAAAAGCATATGGTGAGTGTTAATACCAACTGTCATCTCGACTTTTTGTTTGCCGACGATAACCACCTGTGGATTTTTAGACATAAGAGCACTGAGGCTATTAGGAGAGGGAACATTCTTCACACCTTTGTAATTCTGTAATAATTCGGCCACTTCTTCTCTAGTAGCAGGGCCATGCTCTAGCAGTAATTCTACTATTGCTCGACGCACCCGCTTGTTATTATTATTGGCCGACATGCTTAAGCATAATCGCTAATGTCTTATGAGAGTCACTCGTTTTGGTTGAACCATATTGATTGCCACGCCACCGATTCTTCGGAGGGTAGGTGTTTGCCTACAGGTGGTCTTTCATACTCTCCGCCATAATCCCAAGCGTCGGGATGAGCAAGTATAGATACAATAAGCCATAATACAACGACAAGAATTACCACTAATCCACCGCTACCGTAATCCACTCTTACCACTCCTGTAGTAGAGTTGCGGTCGGGTGGGGGATAGCGTTGTATGTGTACACCCAAGCATTCATTTTAGAATCATTATCGGAATTGGTTATCTCAATTCTACGGCGGTGATACATACCTTGGGCTACCCCTTCGAGTATGTCCAGTGCTTGTAGTGTATCATCCGTAACATTGTACGCTTCGCCTTTGACAGCGTGAGAACCACACACCATAGCAGGGAATGGCCCTAGGTCAATCAGCCCCCATCGAGGGTTGGTTTGGTATTCGCCTAGGTATTCTTGTTGTTCTAAGTAACCGTGGTTACTGTATTCCTTCTTTAGTGTTCCATATACGAACACAGTGTGTTGTTCTTGTTGTTTCATCATAGCCATTGTATCACTTCTTGTTTTGTCTTTTTTGCTCCGACAGGCAACGCATCAATTTGATTAGTGCGTATCTCATTCGTTACTAGTGGGTCTCCACTTAGAATGGTCTCCATGTGCTTGTCTGTTTGTCTAATGCCATCCGGCACTATATAGTCCTTCTTTGCCTTCTTAGAAGGCCACTTGAAGTTGCGAATAGGATTGATACCGTATGCAATTGCCGCACGGGTATAACTTTCATGTAGGGTAAATCGGCATCGAGCCAACAGGCGACCAAGGGATATGTCATGTGTGTTCACCTTGATGAATGCGTTGGCTAGGGGGAGGGGGATAGGGCCGAGAACAGTATGTGCTCGGTCACGGTCAGCCCAACATAGGGCCGCTCTAATTTTGCGAGAGTAGTCGGGTCTACTGGTCTTGATAGACTGGTCGAGAATGACACATTCTTCGCTCGCCTTTGTCAATTTAGGTAACTTGTCACATACAATGACTAGACGGAAAGGTACGATTTTAGCCCAGTAAATAGCATCCTTCTCAGTGAAGTTGTTGATATGAAGTATGTATGTGGTATGCGGTGCTGATGGAGAGGTAGTCAAGTCACCATACATACAGAAGTAGTCTCCGGTTCGGTATCGCTTGTCGTCATTAGTGAAAATTACTACTCCCATATTAAATCAACTCCGTGTCATTTGTTAAGACCCAATCAATGAAACGGCGCATTTGATGTGGTGATAATCCCCACACCTCCCGCACCGACTTTGCAGGGACTTGGTAGTCTGCAACATACAACTCATAACCATTACCCTTGGACACTAAGCGAATGCTTAACCCATCATCCACCATGGCTTGAGCGAGAGCGGGGAACTCGCGCTCATAGATGGGTCGAGTGAACAACATATTGGCGCTCTTACTGCGCCATGATTTGAGGCTCATTCCTCCTCACCATCCATCATCCAATCCCACTCACGCTTCATTCAATCACCTCGAAGTCAGCATCATTGTAAGACACCTTGGGCGTTTGCATAGTAGCGAGGCGCAGTTGTATTTGGTCTAGGTAGAGTGGCTCGTTGCGTAGGACTTCTACGAGAATGCCCATCATGGCATCGACCTTACGGTCAGCGAGTAGTAGTTGCGAATCAACGCCAATCTCACTCTTGAGTTGTCCCACTAATTTCAAGAAGCCTTGTCCTTGAGATAATAACTTGGTAGCGTCACCAATCCATTCCGAGGTTAAGCCCTCGGTTACTTTTCGTTGTTCTAATTCATCAAGCCAAGAGACCAGTCGTTGAACAAGGTTCTCGGCAACATTGAGTGTGCTGATAGACTCATCACGCATCTGTTCGATATGTGATGCCTCGTTGGGGTCGTATTGTAGGTGCTCATCCATGTGATTCATCACTGTGCCAACAGGCCATGAATACTTTGATTCAAGGAATGTGCTTGTCATCTCACCCCTGTGTATTTTTACTTCGACATCACGCTTGTTTGGTAATTGACAGACAGCACAGTTGTTGTCCTCAATGACCCATTGTAGTTCGTTCACACGGTCGTTATTTGGGGCAGGAGGGCCGAGAGGTATGAGTTCATCTATCCGGTCTTGGATTTGTCGTCGGGTTTTCATCAAACCACACTCCATA